GTGAATCTTGAAGAACTTGAATTGAGGTTTAAGGCTAATTACGGTGACGTTATCCAAAAAATGGATGAGTTCACAGCGCTGATCGGTCAAAAAACTGGTGACATGCAAATGAAGGTCCAAAATAATTTGGATCGTATTCGACAATCTTATGGCGAAACCCTAGCTAAGTCTAGCGAATCAGCAAAAGAAGAGGTTAAACGACGTTCTGAAGCCGAAAATGATAAGCAAAGAGCTATCGAAAAGACTATTGAAGTGCAAGATAAGGCCACAGAAAAGATCGTTGAAGGCAACAAAGCACAAGTCGAAAGTTCTAGAGATGCAGTCAATGCGTCAGAAAAAGGTTTGGATAGCTTGACTGCGAGATTACAAGAAGCGTCAAATATGCAACAACGTATTGCAAATCAAACAAAAGTTGCGCGCGAAAGCGTTGGCGATATCCCTAAACCAAAAGTCGATAGCGAGACTGTTAAAAAGCAAACCACACCTCGGGTCCAGACTGAAGAAGAGAAGCTACAACCTTATATGCCAAAAAGAGAAGTTGATTTTGGGATCGATGACGAAATTCAAAAAGAAGCTATTAGGGCTAAGAAGGAAGTTGACGAATTAGTTTCTCACATCAATCAGAAGATGGAACAAGCTAGATCAATGCAACGCAAAATACAAGCTTTGACAGCAAGTAAAGATGATCTAGACATGAGTAAGCAAGGTAGTCAAGTTAAAGCATTGAAGCTTGATAATCAAATCGCTGATGCACAAGTCAAGATGGAAAAATTCCAGAACCAAGCTAAAGCTCTTGCCCAAGAAATGAAGCTGGAGTTTGATACGATCCCAGACTCATTAAAAAAGATCGCAAATGAAATGGATCGTAACGAAGATCAAATCGAGAAAGTTAGACGGTCGATCGCAAAACTTCGCCAAACTGATGAGATGATGGGTAAATCATCTGATAAGAACCCAAAAATAAAATCAGCTGAAAAAGAATACACACGATTGATCACCCGAAATAACGAGTTAGCAAAAGCTTATAGCTATGTTAGCGCTCGGGGTGATGAATTAAGAGCGGTTACTTCAAAAGTCAATACGGAACTTGTTAAAGAAGGAAACACAGCTACTGCAACGAGTTCTAAATTTAGCAGACTTAGAAATACGATCTCAGGTCTTTCATCATCATTCAAGCGCATGGGCGATGGTGGCGGTTCTTCAATGCGAAAAGCAAGCTCAAGCGCTTCATTGCTAGGTGAACGATTAAAAGGCGTAAAAATGGCAATGAGTATGCTTGCTAGCCAATTGATCGTGTTCACGTTGCTTTATCAAGGAATTATGATGTTAGCTCAAGGTATGGGCGCAGCGCTTATGACTAACAAGCAATTTGCAAGTAGTTTTAATGCGATCAAAGTAAATCTTTTAACAGCTTTCTATCCGATCTACAGTTATGTATTACCTGCGATCAATGCGCTGATGAGTGCTTTGCAAAAAGCAACTGGCTGGATCGCACAGTTCATGTCTGCTTTGACGGGCATGAGTCTATCTAGCGCTCGTAGTGGAGCACGTGGCTTATACGAACAAGTACAAGCTATGAATGATACTTCAAAAGCTGCAAACAAAGCAAGTGATGCTGTCAAAAAGCAACAACAAGAACAAGCTAAAGCGGTTCAACGTGCAAATCAACAGATCGCACAAGCCAATCGTGAAGGTGCAGCTGCAGTCGCTTCTGAAAACGAAAAGATCAAGGCAGCCAACGAGCAGGCTAAAAAAGCTTTTGAAGAAACTAAAAAGGCAAATGAAGAACTTCAAGGATCATTAATGGGTTTTGACGAGCTCAATGTCCTAGACAACAGTAAAAACAAAGACAATAGCAAGTTTGAAGGCCAACCACTCGAAAAATTCACGCCACAGCAGAAGCAAGATACACCTATTTTTGACGATCCTGCCCAAGACGATACTTCTTTAGATGGTGATCAACCTGGCATTGACTGGAATGTACCACTTGAAGGCTATCAAAGTGCAATCGATGCAGTTGATAAGATCAAAAAAGTTTTGGGCGAACTCTTTGACCCAATGAAAAAAGCATGGGATGAAAAAGGTCAAGCCGTGATTGATGCTGCTAAATATTCTTGGTCTGAGATCAAGCGTTTATTAGGCGATGTCGGCAACTCATTTATGCATGTTTGGGATAATGGGACTGGGCAACGAGTCGTTGAGAACCTACTTCAATTATTAGCTGACATGCTAAATATCGTTGGTGATATTGCTAAAGCATTCGCAAATGCTTGGGAGCAAGGTGATCGTGGCACGAGATTTATTCAATCTATTTTTGATGCATTGAATAGAGTTCTTGAGCTGATACATCACATAGCTACATCATTTAGAGAGGCATGGAATGATGGAACAGGCGAACGGATCGCAACGCATTTGATTGAGCTGTTCACGGGGATAGCAAATATTATCGGTAATTTAGCTGGGCAATTTGATAAAGCATGGCAACATGGCAACGTTGGGACATCTATCTTTAAGACTATTTTAGGCATGGTTGATGATATGCTCGGGGCTTTGAGTGATATGGCTAACTATACTGCCAATTGGGCTAAAAAGCTCGATTTTACTCCTCTGTTGCAATCGATCGACAACTTGCTTAAATCTATCCGACCAGTTACAAAAGACGTCTGGGACGGTATTGAGTGGGCTTATAAGAATGTCTTGTTGCCATTGGCCAAGTTTGCGATCACTGATTTGATTCCCGAGTTCTTTAACTTATTAGCAGCAGCTCTTAAGGTAGTTCATAGTGTCGTTAAAGCTGCCAAACCTGTTTTAGGTTGGCTCTTCGATGATTTCATAAAACCACTTGCTAAAGTGGCAGGCTTTGTGATCATCGAGTCTTTAAAATTATTGACTAAAGCATTAGAAGGACTATCTGATTGGGTCGATAAACATCAAACAGCTGTTAAAGTGATGACAGGAACGCTACTTACTTTATTCGGAATAAAGATAGCAGGTAGTGTTATTTCTGGTATCAAAAACTTTATCGATACTATTAAAATATTATCAATGCTCAAGTTTGATAAGTTAAAAGCCGGGGCAAAATATGCTGATGATCTTTTAGGCGTTGTGATTGATTTCGGTAAGCATCCGATCACAAAAATCAAGGAACTTACTAAGTTAACGTTCGGTAATATAAAAACAGGTTATACCAATGCTAAAAATCTATGGGGAGAAGTTAATAAGAGTTGGCAAAATAGTAATCTTGCCAAAACTGACTTCCTTAAGTCCGTGCGCTCGTCCATTAAATCTGGTGAGCCTATGAAGCTAGGGCAAAAGCTGGGGACGGGACTATCTGGAGCGATGATAGCTGTAACTTCTGGAATTGATATCTATAAAGGTATCAAGGCTAAAAATAAAGAAGATAAATTTCAAAACTTTGGTTCAGGTATCGGTGGTGCTATTGGTGGTGGTATCGGACTTTATTTTGGTGGACCTTTAGGCGCCGCTATTGGTCAACAAGTTGGATCTTTTATCGGTAAATGGGGCGGTATTGGCGCTTCTAAGTTTGGTGATGGTTGGTCTAAATACGGTAAAGGTAAAAAGCCTAAAGATTGGGTCGAAGCTATTGGCTTTAAGTCTCATGAGATCTTAGATAGCTTCACCTCTTGGGCTAAATCAGTCGGTAAGGATATCAATACCAACATTACCAAAGGGAAAAAGGAAGTCCAAAAAGCTAGTTCGAACCTTGGCAAATGGTCTACCAATTTTATTTCAGGGACTAAGAAAACAGTATCTAAATGGGCTTCTGATATTGGATCTAACATCAATAAAGACGTAGAAAAGGGTAAGAAATTAGCCACTTCTGCTGGTGACAAGATCAAGAAATGGACCACAGATTTTATTTCAGGTGCTAAAAAAGTTATTAAGTCGTGGGCTGAAAAAATCGGCGACAACGTAAACAAAGATGTCGATAAAGGCAAAAAATCAGCAACGTCAGCGGGTAATAAGGTCAAATCATGGTCTACTGAATTTATCGCTGATGCTAAAAAGAAAGTTCACGAATGGTCATCTTCGATTGGTGATAACGTAAATAAGAGCGTTGAAACTGGTAAAAGCTTAGCGAAAAATGCAGGCTCTAAAATCAAAGGTTGGACAACCGAATTTAGAGACTCTGCTAGCGGTTTAGTCAAGTCGTGGGCTGAACGTTTAGGCGATCACATCAACAACGGATCTGAATCTTCAAGAAGCAACGCTACTAATGCAGGTAGAAAATTGTCTGAATGGACGAGAAGTTTCTTTGGTGGTGCTAACAACAGTGTTTCTAGCTGGGCTGGAGGCTTAGGCGGTCATGTAGATCGTGGTATGGGTAATGCATATCAAGCTGCAGTCAATGCTGGTAAACGATTAGGAAATTGGGTATCTGATTTTAGACATAGCACTGCGCGGACATTAGGCGATTGGGCCGGTGGTTTAGGCGATACGATCGGTGGTGGAATTACTCGTGGCTTGCAAAGTATCAAAAATTCTGTAAGCAAGGTTGTTGATGCTATCGTGACACCAGTTCAAAAAGCTACTGGTAAGATCAAAGATGGTATTGATTGGGTCTTGAATAAATTAGGCGGTGGATCGCTCAACTGGGGGTTCTTTAATTGGAGCTCGTATGAAACTGGTACAGAAAACCACCCGGGCGGTCTAGCTTTGGTCAACGATCAAGTTGGTGACATCTATCGTGAAAGTTATGAATTACCAAACGGCGAGCAAGGATTATTCCCGGCTCAACGTAATTTCTTGACCTACTTGCCAGCTGGTACAAAAGTCAAGACAGCTACAAGTACCGCTAATGAACTTTCCAACATGGTTCCTAAATACGCCGGTGGTATCGGTAGTTTCAACTTTGATTTTAGCGGTATTAGTAAGGCACTTAGCGGACTAGATTTTAGCGGATTAGGCAACATATTTAGTGGTTTTGGTAGCTTCTTTGGTGGTGTGATCGATGAGTTAGAAGGTGTCATGGATGATATTGCTCATCCGGGTAAACTGGTCGATTATATCGTTAATAAGTTTGTTACGTATGATTGGGGCTTAGGCGAGGCATCATTAAAATTAGCCAAAGGCGCAGTCAATGAAGAAAAGAAAGGCATGATGAACTGGGCTAAAGATATTATCAAAAAATTCGGTGGCTCAACTCGTCAGACTGGACCAGGTGCGGAAGGCTGGCGTAGTGCTGTTAAAAAAGCGTTGCGTGAAAATGGTTTACCAACGACATCTGCTTATGTCGATGCTTGGGTGCGTCAGATCCAAACTGAATCTGGTGGTAATGAGCGCGCTATTGGCGGCGATGATGGATTAAGGGAAGGTAATGCAACAGGTCTTTTACAAACTAAGCCGGGAACCTTTAGAGCTTATGCTTTCCCTGGGCACGGTAACATCATGAAAGGCTACGATAACATGCTTGCTGCTATCAATTATGCTAAATCTCGCTATGGTTCTGACATGCTCGCTGTGATCGGTCATGGACATGGCTATGAGCATGGTGGTCTGATCGCTAAGCACGGCTTCTATGAGATCGGTGAAGGCGATAAGCCTGAGATGGTGGTTCCTCTATCTGATCGTGAGTTAGGTATGCAACGTATCAATCAAGCTATTAATTTCATGAACCAAAACTTTGGCGGTGGACTACAATTGCCTGCGTCGATTTCTAAAGACAGTGGAATTGGAAACTCTATTTACACTGAAGATCATTCAAGCGAGTCTTCTGTTGCTAAAAGCGGTGGCTTTAAGCAGATGAGTGAAAACTTAGTAAATGCGATCGTACAAACTTTACAGATGCAACAAAGTAGTAATAACAGTGGAAAGCCCGTTGATCTACATCTTGATATCAAGATCGGCGATGAGTCGTTTGGTGAACATGCTATCAAAGGTATCAATGCGATCAATCAGCGAAATGGCAGAAATATGCTAAATATTTAA